GGCGTGCTTGAATTCCTGAAGTGGAACCTGATCAATGGCGCGTAAGAAAAAAGAAGACAAGAAACCCGACGAGCCCGTAATCGAGATAGTCGATTCACGGGCTATCGACGCTGAGAAGACAGGCGAAGAGCTAGAAAATTGGGCTGAAGATCAGACTTCGGACGCCTACCTTGAGGCAGCAAAGCTGTATCCCAAGATCCAGAAGTGCTACGAGAATAAGCAGCAGCAATCGGATTGGGTGGAAGAGTACTGGAACATCTACAATGCCCGACCCGACGAAAACCAGCAGTACACCGGCAACAGCCAGTGTTACATCCCCGCCGTGCGAGACGCCATCAACGCTCGCTGTAAGCGAACCCTCGCCACCCTCTTCCCCGCCAACTATAAGCACGTTGACGCCGTTGGCCCTGCGTCGGTTACGCCATTCCCTACGCTTGCACTCCTTGAGCATTACATCCGGAAGACGAATCTGAAGGATATCGTCCGCGCCGATTTGCTCTCGGGCGACGTGACGGGCCAGTGGTGCTTGTACGTGGACTGGATGCGTACGACGCGCCGGATCACCGAGCTGGTCAAGAAACCGCCGATCTTGTCTGACGATGAGGCAGGCGTGGAGGCGGAAGACGTAACGGTTGACGAAGAGTGGGACACGGAAGAGAAAGAGATTGTCGATGAGATGCCCGACATCTCACCGATGGCGGTTGACGATATCGCCGTCTACCCGCCGACCGTGAACGATATCGAACGCGCAACAGCCACCGCCGTGCGCTTGCGCTTGTCCAAGGAGTCCGTTCAGCAGTTCATCGACGAGGGTGTTTTCGTCGGTTGGAGCGCGAAGGAAGTCATGGACAATCTGAACGAGCCAGACGGCGGGCGTCAGAAACGCGTGCCGCAAAAACGCCGCACCGCTGATGCGGGCGTGCGCACCGAAGGCACCTATAAATACGCACTGGTCTACGAAGTACATGCAAATATCGAACTGGAAGAAGACAAAGGCAAAGAGCCTGTCTTCATCTACTACGCCGGTCCTGAAACGATTCTTGGCATTATCCGCAACCCATTTTGGACTAAGAAGCGCCCACTTATTTGCGCGCCAGTCGAACGCATCCAGGGGTCGTTTTACGGAATCTCGCGGGTAGAGCCGGTCAAGTACCTGCAATGGAATTTAAACGACTACTGGAACATGGGTCAGGACAGTGCGCAGTACGCGCTTCTGCCTATCGTCATGACTGATCCGCTCGCGAACCCCAATTACCAGAGCATGGTGATGGGGCTTGCCGCCGTGTGGCTGACGAATCCGCAGACCACGCAGTTCGCGCAGTTCCCGGCAATCTACAAAGACGCCGTAGGCTTGTGCAACGCGATCAAGTCGCAGATCCAGGAATCGATGGACGTGAACGATGCGATGCTCGGCAAGGCACCGCCGGGGCGTAAGAACCAGGCGCAAGCCGCCGCGCAAGCCCAGTCGCAAGAATCGAACATCATCGACCACGCCAAGCGGTACGAGGGCGTGATGCTCAATCCGCTACTTGAGCGCATGTTTGAGCTTGACCGCCAGTTCCGTACGAAAGAACTGACGGTCGTCACCATGGGTGAAGTCGGCGCACGCGCCAAGCAGGAAGAGATTCCCGTGCAGGCGTTCAGCGAACGTTATTTCTTCCGGTGGTGCGGTACGGCCTACCAGACTGGCATGCAACGCATGCAGCAAATGATCTCGTGGATGAACGTGTTGCGCGGCATTCCTCCGCAGCAGCTTGACGGACGCCGGCTTAACGTCGGCCCGATCCTGGAAATGGGCACCGAACAGATTTTCGGGCCTGAAGTCGCGCCGCGCATCCTGATTGACGAACGCAACCTGTTCCACGTCGATCCGGAAGACGAGAACCTGATGATGCATAACGGCATGCCTGCCGAGGTGCACCCGGCGGATGATGACCAGCGCCACTTGAAGACGCACATGCACGGCGCGCAAATGACGGGCGACCCGATCGGATTGTTTCGCGCGCACATTCAGGCGCACCAGCAAGCCATGCAGCAGAAGATGCAAAAGGCGCAAGGCGCGCAACCGGGTCAGCCCGGCGTACCGGGCGGCGGGCAACCCGGCGTAGCAGGAACACCGCGCCCCGGCGCACAACCCGGCCAGCCGCGTCCGCAGCAACCCCCCGGCGCAATACATCCTGACGCCATGGCCGACCCAGCGGCGGGGCCGCGATGAAGCCTTTCGTTGCGCGCTCCACCCCGTGGGGGACGATCCAGACCGGCGCACTGTTCGACCGCCTGACGCCGCTTGAGCAGCAAGCGGTAATCGCGCACGAAGAAGGGCACATCAGGTTTCACCATGCGCGCACCCGCTTTCGGTGGATACTGACCGGGAAAGCGTTCTTCCAGGCAGAAAGGTTTTACGCGCTGTGCGAAGAGCAGGAGATGGAAGCTGACCGGTACGCCGCTTGGCAAGGTCACGCAGCCGGCCTGATCACTTTCTTGTTTCGACAGGGCTTGCATGTAAAATCCGATGGGTACCCGACGCACAAACAGCGCATAGAGGCTATCCATGGCTGATGAGTTTCAGATTATTCCGCGCCAGGTGCGCTCCGCCGGCACAGATGTTCCGCCCGAAGAAATTCAGGCAGCGCTTAACTCGCTCGCGCAGCAAGTGCAAATCGCACTGAACATTCTCGCTACGCAATCGGAAACACCAACCGGCCCCGCCGGCGGCGATCTGTCCGGCACCTATCCGAATCCGACGGTCGCGGCAGTGCATGCGACGAGCGGCACTGCATCGGGCGTCGCGATTATTGCAAGCACGGTGAACAGCACCCCCGTAGGTGCGACCACGCCGAGCACGGGCGCTTTCACGACGCTATCCGCGACGACCCCCTTACCGATTGCGTCGGGGGGAACCGGAGCCAATACCGCAGCGACTGCGCGCACGGCTCTTGGGCTCGGCACGATCGCCACACAGAACGCGAACAGCATAGCGGTCACCGGCGGCACAATCGACAACACGCCTATCGGGCAGACGACCCCGGCGGCGGTGACCGCAACCACGCTCAACTCGACGGGCGGCGCGCTCAACGGCACCGTGGGTGCGGCTACGCCGAATACGGGCGCTTTCACTGCTTTGAGCAGCACTAGCGGCGCGCTCAACGGCACCGTGGGTGCGACTACGCCGAATACCGTTGCGGCGACGACGATCGTGGCTTCGAGCACGATCACGCCTTCGCAAACAGCGGGTATCGTCGGCACGACTACGGGTAACAACGCGAACGCGGGCAGCGTGGGCGAATTTATTTCAAGCAGTGTTTTGATCGGCGCCGCGGTACCGCTAACTTCGGGGACGCCTGCCAATATAACCAGTATTTCGCTTACAGCGGGCGATTGGGACGTGAGCGGAACGGTGGGGTCGACGTTAGGCGTCGCCACCAACACGACAGCTTACGTAGGGAGTGTGAGCACTACTTCAGCAACGCAAGCCGCTAATCAATCGCAATTTCTTTTATCAGCCGCTTTCAACGTCGGCGCAGGGCAGAACATCCCCACGGGGACTGCGCGCTTATCGCTTGCTACGACCACAACCGTATATCTCGTAACTACTGCCTTTTTCACCGGAGGTACGCTTTCGGCGTACGGTTACATATCGGGGCGCCGTCGCCGTTAATCATCAAGGAGAAAGTCATGACCGTAACTGTCACCGGTAATCTTGTTAAAGCTACCCTCATCGGGGGCACTGCGAGCGGTCCTGTCAGTGTTCCGGGGCTCGAAGTGGGCGACGTAGTCTTTACAGGAGTGTTCACCGTCGGCACGACGACTACGCCGACCGACTGGCAGCCTTTCATCTCGTCCTACGAGAAGGTTATTTCCGTAGCAGATGAGTTCCAGCAGATCAACCCAGGCGATTTAAGCGTCCTCTCACTTACCCTTTACCTGTTACGCGGGCTGTAAAAAGCGATTGCGTTGACAACTAGTAATAAACAGCATATAACCGGCGAAAGCCTTTCTAGGAGCGTATCGTGCGCAAAAACCGTTTGGCCGAACTGATCGGCTCGTTGTTCCCGGCGATTCAGGGCCAAACCCCGACACTCGCAGATAACGGCTCGATGCCGGATCAAATCAGCCTTATCAACGCCCTCATTTCAGTGAACCCCTGGCCGGCGACTTCCTATAATGCCGCGACCAACACGACCGGATTCACCGCAACGCAACAACAAGTTATGGCAGCGGAGCAGTCGTACTTGAACTTAACCGGTACGCTCGGCGCAGGCGCAGCGCTTACCCTTCCGACTGTCGCAGCCTTGCTCGCTACCCTCACCCCGCAACAGGCGCAAGTCGGCTCGACTGTTGTGCTTCGCGTCATCAATAGTTCGGGCGGCGCATTCGCGTGGACCGTCACCACGAATACCGGTTGGACGCTTAGCGGCACGCAAAGCATCGCGCAGAACACATGGCGCGACTTTATCGTTCAATTGACAAACGTCGGCACGACGCCTACCGCAACGATTCAGTCGGTCGGCACCGGCACCCAATCGTAAAGGCAAGACAATGAATAAGCTGCTTAAAAAGCTGCTAGGCCTTCTCTTTCCGGGGATTGACGGCGATGCTGATGACCTTCCTGACGACATTGACCCACCTGATTCCGTCGATGATGGTATTGACGATCTTCCTGACGATGAGTTGCCTGACGATCCTCCTGCACGGCAGACAGCATCGCGCCGTGATGATACTGCTGACCGTTTGGCTCGGGTGGAGGCTGAAGTCGAACGCAGAGGCCGCGCAGCGGAAGAGCGGGAACGTTCGACACGCGCACCAGCGGTAGACGCGGAGTTCCAGCGCGAAGAAGAGCGCTTGCGCGCCGCCGACGTGTCGGAAATGGAACGCTGGCAGATCCAGGCAAACCGCACGTTGCGGGCTACGCAAGCCGAAGCACGGCAAGCGATGTTCCAGGCACAAGACATGTCGGATCGCACGCGCTTCGAATCGAAGATCGCAAGCGAACCGCGCCGCGCGAAGTACACCGAGCGCGTGGAAGAGGAAGTCAGGAAGGCGCAATCGCGCGGTCAGATGGCTTCCCGTGAAGACGTGTATTACTGGATGCTCGGCAAGGATATTGCGGACGGCAAGCTGAAGCCCAAAGCGAAAGCCTCGCCGACAGCCGGCGTACCGCGCGGCCGGACGCCCGGAGTGCGCAGCGACGTTCAGCGAGGAGGGGCGAAGTCGGATCACGAAAAGCGCGCCGCTCGTCTCGCGAACATGAATATTTAACCCTGAGAGGAAACCATGTCCTTCCGTAAATTGGCCCTCCTTTGGGCTTCGCTGTTCCCCGGCGTAACGAATCAATCGACCAGCTTTACTGCTGACGTTGAAGCGTACATTCAAGAAGAAGTCGAACCGCTTGCGCGCCGCCAACTGGTCGCGTACCAGTTCGGCAAGCCGCTCAAGCTCGATACGAATCGCGGCACGACGTACACGGCTTCGCGCTACCAGCGCTTGCCGCTCCCGTTCGCGCCCTTGCAAGAAGGCGTGGCACCCCCCGGCGAAGCGATGACTTTGCAACAAGTCTCGGCCACCGCGCAACAGTGGGGCGATCGCGTCATCATCACTGACGTGGCGAACCTGACCATCAAGCACCCGCTGTTTCAACAGGCGTGCGAACTGGTCGCGTTGCAACTGCCGGAAACGCTGGAACGCAATACGTTCAACACGCTGATGGCAGCTACCCAGGTGAACTTCGCCAACGCGAAGACGAGCCGCGCGAACTTGCTGGCTACCGACGTGATGACGCCGCACGAGAACAACCGCATTGTCGGTTCGTTTCTCACCTACGGCGTACCCCGCTTCCTAGGCGACGAGCGCGAAGACATGATGATCGAGGCCGGCGCATACCGCGACCCTTCGAAGTCGCCCGCCGTCATGCAGCACTACATCGGGCTGATCCATCCGCTGTCCGCGCAAGACATGCGCGAAAACACGACGGTCGCCACCGCCTGGTCCTACAGCGATGTGAACCGCCTGTATAACAATGAACTCGGACCCTTCGGCGGCACGCGTTTCGTTGAGTCGAACATGATGCCCTACTGGACCGGCGCGGCTCAGATCAACGGCACGGCATCGGCCTCGGGCGGCACGCTCGCGACCAACGCGGGATACCAGATCATCGTGACCGCAGCGCCCGCGCAAACGTCCGTTGAGCAGGTGATTTATCAGGTGTCGAACGCGATCAGCGTCACCGGCCCCACGGGTTCGATCAGCGTCACGCTGCCGCAACTGGCCGGGTACATCTTCAACGTGTACATCGGTACGTCCGCCACGCCGGGTAACCTCGCTACGGCTATCGGCCTGGGCGTACCGGTTACCGGCCCACTCGCCGGACAAGCCACACAGTTGCAGCCGAACCAGACCGTCACCCTGACGGGCATCGGCGTAGCGCAAACGCCGCCTGCCGCCCCCGCTACGGGCGTGAGCGTGTTCCCGACGATCTTCATCGGTAACCACTCGTACGGCCAAGTGCTGCTCGAAAATCCCGAGTTCCACTACCTGACGGGCGCCGACAAGTCGGATCCGCTGAACCAAACGCGCGTCGTGTCGTGGAAGGTGTTCTACGGCTCGATCATCCTGAACCAAGCGTTTCTCGCGCGCGTTGAAGCCGGTTCGGGCTTCGCTCCGGGCTATACTGCTGGCACCGTAACCACCCCGTAATCGAGGAACAGATGCCACCGCGCACGCCCCACGACCCGTCGAAAGACGGGGAAGAAGATGAGTTGAACGCAAGCGCTTCGACGGAAACGCCGGAGCAGCTTAAAGCCCGGATCGCGGACCTTGAAGCGCAATTGCGCTTGTCGGTCGGCGCGCGCTTGATCGCGGAGGAAGAGAGTTCGCGCTTGTCGGCGCAAGCTCAGTCTTCGATGTTCACGACCAACGTCACGGAGCGTTTCTCCCGCGTCGCGGAGGACGGATCGGACGTGTACTGGTATCGTATCGATCTCGCGCCGTGCGGCGGGACCGAGATCCGGATCAACGGCGTTCCGTACTATCACGGGTCAACCTACGAGTTCCGTACCGACTTGCTGCGCACGGTGAAAGAGATTGTGTCGCGCACGTGGGATCACGAGAACAACATCATGGGCTCCAACGAGAACGTGTATAAAGTTGCGCAAGACCGCGTTCTGCGCGGCGGCGAACGTAGACACTAAGAGGAATCATGGAAGAAAAAGTCGCAGTTTTGGGTAACTTCCAAATCAATATGCCGGGGCCGAACGGCGCTTCGCTGTCGATCAGTGGCTATCTGTACGCCGACGAGTCGCAAGACTCGTTGAACGAGCGGATGGACCTGTGCCGCGATTCGCTCGCGCGCCAGCAGCAAGCGCTTGAAATCCCCGTACTGGAAGAGCGGCTCGGCCAGCTGGAGCGTACGAAGATCCAGATCATGGAAGCGTATGCCGACTTGATGGAAAAGCAAAAGCGCAAGCAATTGCCGTCCGCTGAAGCGTCGCACCTCAAGAACTACCCGACGCAGATCAAACACATCGACGAAGAAATCGCCAAGGGCAAGGCGAAGATTGGCCTGGTCAAGAAGGCGGCGTAATGGCGTATCTGACGTCACAGCAAATTGTCTCTCTCGCGTGCTCGATCGCGAAGTGCCCCGGCTTCCTCGCGCAGGGCGGGCAGTTTCTGAACATGACGTTGGAAGACTTGTGGTTGCACCGTGACCTGAAGATTAACCGGGTCACGGAATTTATCACGGTGCAAGCTAATAATTACGGCCCTTTCACGCTGCCGCAGAACTACCAGCGGACCTACGATCTGTTCTTTCAGCAGAACAACTTGCCGTACTTCCTGAATCCGATCAGTACGGAAGAGTACGATCAGGAATTTAAAGACCCGTCGATTGCGAACTACCCCTACGAGTTCATGACGACGCTGTTTGACGAGACGACAGCGCTTCAGCAAGTGCCGCCGTCCGCCGGTAACCTGTACATCTACCCGCAGTCGTCGGGCGCGATCACGCTTACGCACCGGTACATGGTGAAGCAGCCGGATATCTCCGCGCCTGAGTCGTCGCAGATCATCCCGTGGTTCCCCGATCAGGATTACTTGATCACGGCCACCGCTGCGCGATTGATGCAGATTACGGACGATTCGCGCCGCGACAAGTTTCTTGCCGATATGGACAAAATGTTGCGCATCCAACTGATTATGCAGGGGGATGAGCAAAAGGTGGTGAACAGTGTCCGCCTAGATCCTAGACGTTTCCATTCGAACCGCAGTCTAAAGCCGACGAAGATTACGAATTGATTACAGCCACCCTTCTCCTCGCTTAATGCGAGTAATGGTCGAATGAACAACGCCTAACTCCTTCGCGATGCTATTACATGACTGCCCG